CTGTATCTTGGTTAGTTACTGTTAACTCAACCGTAAATGTAGCTATAGAAGTCGTAGTAGAGCCGCCGTTTGTAATAATCTCTAATGCCTGTCCAGCAGTAAGAGTATTTAGAGCGGTCGGAGTTCCACTATCAACAGTACCAATAGCAGAGCCAACAGTTGCTATAGTTAATCCACCATTAGTAACAAGCGTTCCTCCAATTTCAGCAGTAATAACCGCATCAGCATTAGTAATAGCTGCATCAATAACAGACCATAGTCCCGTATAAGTACATGCTACTGGAGCAACAACCCATACAGATTCTGCGGTTGAAATATCAGCCATAGTAACAGTAAGGTAAATCTTATCACCGACTGACGCATTATTAGTATCAACCACACCAGAGGCGTTAGTATCAACCGTTAGTACTCCACGAGCGGTAATAGATGTTGGTGTTGTAATATCGTCCACAACGTGAACAACAATCTCATCACCAACTAGAACCAAAGAGCTAGCGCCATTGAAATACGCTGCCGTATCGCAAGATGCTAGTGTATCAGTAGTTCTATAAAACCACTGTTGGAAAGATTTTCCAGCGGCAGATTGTCCACCAGCTGGTTGAAAGTTTGCAATAGTAAAAGCCATTATTAGTACCTCCTATAGTACATATGTATTGTTTGTAAGAACTTCATAGATACCAGTGCTATCAATGCCAACAGCACCAGCAGAATATAAACCGTTAATCAACCATGATGTTTTCTCTGGAATATAGGTCATTTCAGTACGCATATTCAAACCTACCGCCAGACCAATTGCATCTTTGTGGAATGCAAAGTTTTTAGTCACGTTAGTAGTAGTTACGATACCGCCCTCTGTCCTGTCTTCAAAACCAATGAACTTCATACCAAGATAAGTATCAACCTCACCAGATACTAAAGCACGTACAGAATTGAAATCAGCAGAAGTAACTTGAGTTGAACCTAGTAGCTGCTCAAGACCAGTAGCATCATGTAAGAAGAATCTATCCTCTTTAGGTACAGCAGCAGCGTCCATAAGCTTCTTAGCTCTACGAAGTTTTGCAACTGTAAGTCCTGTAGCAGTGCCGCCAAAGTTCTCAATTACTTGAGTTGCGCTTGCACCAGCATCAAGAGCAACAAGTACTAGCTCCTCCGCTCTACGTGCAATAGCACCACCAACAGTTTTAACAAGCTCACGTTTCTCATCATAAGAGATTTTCTCTAAGTCAAATACGTCCGAGTATTCTGCTGCATTCCAGTCTGTAAGTGTAGCTGTAGCATTGGAATTAGTTACATTCATAGGTACAACGTCGGTTTGAGGAATACGCGCTGACGCAAGACCTTTACCCATTTTATGAAATCTATGTGTTGAACCTGTTACGTTATCCCTCAAACGCACTGCGTTTAAAAGACCTGAACCCATCGACTGATAGGCGTGTTTCACATCTGAACCAAACTCGCTCACATATGCTGAAGATATACCGATTGTCATTTTTGTGACTCCGAAATAAAGTTAAAAACCATTGATTAAAACCAATATGCCTTTGACCTTTTCGGGATGGCTATAATGCCATTGAGCCTACTTGTCTGTAGGGTTGGTGCGCTAACTCCCTTCCCCCCGGATAAGAGCTAGCATTTTTATAGTACCATAAATATATAAATATTCAACTATCAAATAACACCTATCTTTTCATAGTATTGAAAGCCTGCTGTTCTTTTGGCTCTAAAGGCTGGGTCACTATCCATACGAGGGTCTTTTCCCATTGCATGAAGCTCATCCATAGTAGGTGTGCCTTTATCAATTACATGTTCAGTTGGTATAATTTGCGCACCTTTATACTTATTGATAAGCTTTGCCATGAAATTAACGCCCTTTGCATCGAAGGCTGCATTTTCAAAAGCCTCTATATCTTCTTTATTTAGAGAGCCTTTATCTGCTAGTATCTTGATTTCGTGTTTAATCATAGCAAGCGAGCGTTTGCCCTCATCTCCCAGGATAGCCATTTGTTCTTCTTTGAATTTATCATCAGAGGCTTTATTTAGTACCTCTTGTTCTTCTGGCGAAAGTCTTGGTTGTATTTCAGGAAATAATCCTTTCTCGCCGCCTTTAGACAGATACTTATTAATAAAGTCGGTCATCTTATCAACTGGTATACCAGCCTCGAATGCCGCATCTTTTGCAATTGATAGAGATTGATTATCTTCGCCCAGATACTTTTGCATATCTTCATTGATAACTAAACTATCAAACTCCGTTATACTTTCGGCAGGCTTTCCTAACCCTTTAGATATAATCGCTCGCATATCTGCTTTTTGTTTAGCCTCTGACTTGTACCCCTCTAAAAGTGCATCTGTATTTAAGCTATTTGCTTCTGTGTTCCAGAAAGCATCTGGTATGCCTTCGGGACGGCTTACACCTGCAACACGACTTGTTTCTATTACTTCTCTTGAATCTGTTTCTTGTGTTACTTCTTTAGCTTCAATATCTGTTGTGTCTATTAAACTATCAGACATAAATAACCCTTATTTAAATGATAGGGGGAATGTTTGGTTTAAAATTCTTTTGCTTTATTAACTCTATTGACTATATGGCGTATAATATCGTTCTGTCCTTCTCGGAAGTATCCATAGTTAGTATCCTTTTCAGGACTCCAAGTAGGGCTATTGAGTACAGCCTTTAATCTTTCCATTATCTTATGCCCTTCGGACGTATTAAATACCGCTGCATAAATGGAACATTCCGCCTTTATAGCGTCCATCTGCTCATCGCTTTGTTTCTTTTTGGCTTCGTTAATCCTATCTATTCCCCAAGGTGATTGTGTCATGCTTGCTCCTCCTGTTGTCCGCCTAATAATTTCGATAGCATTGATAGTGCCTGTCCTTGCTCTGCTATACTACGTACAAATTCAGCAGGCATACCAAGCTTTTCCTGGAAGAACTTTGGTAACTTCTCAACCTTATACCCTACTAATACTAAGCGTGGGTCTATCCCTGCTACCATCTGTAGAGCTTGAACAACCGATTGCACATCTTCTAAGGCTTGTTGTTTGGCAACTGGAGCTAGCATTTTAATCTTAGTAAATGCTGTGTCCTCGGTTATTTTCTTCTTCTCTCCGTTAATCTCAATGGTAGGAACTTGTATTGCGCCTGCCTCATCAAGTATCATCATTATAGTTTTGAATAATGGATTGACATATTCAAACATCAACCGCCCGAACGCTGAACCAAAGTCAACTTGGAATTCTTTAATACGCTCTACAATCTCTGTTGGGCTTCTAACAGAAGCTGTTTGCTCTGGTAGTTTATTATCCATCATTATCTTTTTGATGTCGTCCTTAAGCCCTTCAAAGAAGAACTCTTGGTCACGGCTATCACCTATGCGTGGTAGTGCTGCAATAGATGGTGATTGACTTCCTCCAGCATTTTTCTTAACAACTAATATTCCTGCTGGGTTTATCTCGGCTGTTTCTGTGTTGATTATGCCGTCTTCTTCCATAGTATAAGAGCCAAACGCGTTCATCTGAACGCTCATAGCTGCCATTTCCTTACCGTGGTTTAGCATCTTTAAATCAGGCAATGCTTGAAGTAATAAACCACGTCCAAATACTTCGCCTGCTATTTTACTCCACCTAACTATCACCCACGGGTTATATTTAGTCTTGCGAGTAACTAGCCTTTCAGAGTCCTTATCAGATGAAAGCCATAATACTTCATAATACCACATATCAGAGGAAGCATCATAATAAGTAACCTCATCAAGCTCAATATCCTCTGTGGGCTTCTCTTGTATTATTCTTTGTAAATTATCTGGAATATCTGCATCAACCCATTGTTGCTCAATTAATCTAGCAGCCACTTTGAATTTCCTGAATATACCGCCTATTGAGCCGAATATACCCTCTTCCAAGGCAAGTTGTGCCGTTGGTACTGCTGTGAAGTTTAACGGCTTATCAAACGTACCTTTGTTAATTAACAATGCACCAGTGCCTACAACTAAATCATAATACATCTCACTTGATGCAGTAGCGAAATTGGAGCTATCGAGGAATGTAAATATTTTATCCGTTAGTTTCTGGAGTACTTCGTTGAATTCTTCCTCTTGGTCTTCCCCTACGGCATCGCCTGCTTGTAACTCCGCCCATCTTGTAAATGGTGGCGTTAGGTTATTCTGCATGTTATTAACAAAGTTGTTAACCGTACTCATACCCATTGAGGTATAAACACCTGACATTCTCGAACTGCCTGACGTTGTGCCTGAATACAAGTTGCGTTGTGGCATAGCAATCTCATAGGCTGACTCATCTAGCGAGCGTCTACTCTCCTTGATGCCCTCTGCTTTCTTAATTCTAGCCTTTAGATTCTTGAGTGATTCTTGTGCCATTATCTAATCCATCCTAAGGTTGCCACATCATCACCGGTAAACCGCCATATATAATCATCTGAATTATCAGGATTCTGAAAGGCGTCGTATAATTTCATTGTGCGTTGATTATCAGGCGCGGGAACACCGTTTACAAAACCTACCTTGCCCTCGGCAGGTATTCCGGCTAGAGCACAATCGGCTGCATGTTCTGTGTTATATTGTGCTGCTGTCCCTCTGTTCATGGCGTCCCCCATTTTTGACGTAACCCAGTGTTAACCTGCCTAATTTCTAATGCTGTTAATTCCCTGGAATAAAGAATAATTT